TTGGCCTGTTGTTGGTATCTGGTTTGCTGCTTTGGGCGTTTCGACCATGGCTTTCAATCTTAATGGTTTCAACTTTAACCAAAGCCTTATCGATGCTCAAGGGCAAGTGATCAACACCTGGGCAGATATTCTGAATCGTGCTAACCTTGGTTTCGAAGTGATGCATGAACGTAATGCTCACAACTTCCCCCTTGATCTTGCTGCAGCTGAGACAACTCCTGTAGCACTTACTGCTCCGGTGATTGGCTAATGGCTAAACGTGGTCTCTATGCAAACATCCATGCTAAACGGATGAGAATCAAACAAGGTAGTGGTGAGAAGATGAGGAAGCCCGGTAGTCCTGGTGCTCCTACTGCTGCACAGTTTAAGAAGGCAGCCAAGACTGCTAAGAAGAAGTAAGCAACGTACGTTCATCCCTTCGGGGACGCATACCGCCTGAGCATGGAACGGGGCTCAGACACTTCTTTCCGAACAATGACACAAGTCGAATTGGATGCCCGTGTACGGGAGCAGAAAGCTCAACAGAAAGAGCAGAAGCTGAAGTATCGCGGCGTTGCTTACACACCTAAACAAAAATAACTAAACGGAGTCAGGCACCTCAGAGTCGGACCTGGCTCCTATTGGCGTTGGCCTCTACGGAGACAACCTTCGCCGTCTAGACGGTGGGATAGACCACAATAAAAATCTAAAAAATTTCCAAACGTTTGGGAGCAAGTCTTATTACTTAACTCCTTTAAAAATGGCTTTTCAATCTAATGTGAACCCCGCACAACTTACTGTACCGGGTTCAGATAATTTCGGCGCGGATCGCCGTGCCCTTTACCTGAAACTGTTTTCGGGTGAGATGTTCAAAGGTTTCCAGCATAACACTATTGCTCGGGACCTGATCATGAAGCGTACCCTGAAGAACGGCAAGTCTCTGCAGTTCATCTTCACGGGTCGTACTAAGTCGGAGTTCCATACTCCTGGTAACAGCATCCTGGGTGACAGCAACGGTGCACCCCCGGTGGCTGAGAAGACTATCACCTGTGATGATCTTCTGATTAGCTCTGCTTTCGTGTATGAGCTGGATGAGGTGCTTGCTCATTACGATCTTCGTAGTGAGATCTCTCGTAAGATTGGTTATGCTCTTGCTGAGAAGTATGACCGTCTTGCTTTCCGTGCTATCACTCGTGGTGCACGTCAGGCTAGCCCCATCACCGCTACTAACTATGTAGAGCCCGGTGGTACTCAGATTCGTGTTGGCACTACCGCCAATGATTCTGATGCTTATGTGGCTGCCAATCTGGTGTCTGCATTCTATGATGCAGCTGCTGCTCTGGATGAGAAGGGTGTTTCTAGCGATGGTCGCGTGGCTGTCCTTAACCCCCGTCAGTACTATGAGCTGATCCAAGCTGTCGGTACTAATGGTCTGGTGAACCGTGATGTTCAAGGTACTGCTCTGCAGTCCGGTCAAGGTATCATCGAGATCGCTGGTATCAAGATCTACAAGTCCATGAACATTCCGTTCCTGGGTAATTATGGTACTGCTTATGGTGGTACTACTGGTGTGACTGATCCCGGTAACACTGGTAACTTTGTTGGAGAAGCTCTGACTGCTGATGATAATTATGATGATACTTCTACTGGTATCAACAACGATTATGGTACTGCTGCTGAAGTGGGTGCCAAGTCCTGCGGTCTTATCTTCCAGAAGGAAGCTGCAGGTATGGTGGAAGCTATTGGTCCTCAGGTGCAAGTCACCAGCGGCGATGTGTCTGTCATCTATCAAGGTGATGTGATGCTGGGTCGTCTGGCTTGCGGTTGTGACTATCTGAACCCTGCTGCAGCTGTTGAGCTGTACGTGGGTGCTGCTGCTCCTTCCGCTTTCTGATCTATTATTGAATTACGGGAGTCTCTTCGGGGGCTCCTTTTTTTAAAATCTTTATATAACATTATTGTTATCATGCCATTTCCTACCACTGGCTCCAACACTGAGCTACAAGCTGTTAATCAGATCCTGGCGTCAGTTGGTCAGGCTCCTGTTACTACGTTGACAACTGAAGAGACTCTTGTAATTAATGAAGTAAGTCGGTTCACTGGTTCTATCTCTGGTACAACACTTACGACAACTACTGCTAACATCCCAGTCGGTACCTATATTGGTGGTACTGGTGTGACAAGTGGTACGTCTATTGCTACAACTGGTGTAGAAGTTGTACCTGCTACAGACCCTGTAACGTATGAATACACTGTGAATATTTCACAGACTGTGTCTGAACGTACTTTGACTCAATCTAATGTTACAAGTAGAGTTGAAACTCCAACCAACCCGGACGTTGCGATTGTACTCAACACCCTCCGAGAAGTTTCCCGTGAAGTACAGGCAGAAGGCTGGACATTTAATAAAGAATATGATTACCCAATCACCCCTGATTCCAACAATGAAGTACTGATTCCTAATAATGTACTTCAAATGGATTTGAATCAGAACTACCCAATTAATATGAATCGTGATGCTGTCAATCGTGGGGGTAAACTCTATGATCGTACAGCACATTCATACACTTGGAATGATGAAACAATCTATGTAGACATCACTTGGCACTTTGATTGGGAAAATATTCCAACCCCTGTACAAGCGTTTATCGTAGCACGTGCTGCTTCTATTGTATCTAGTCGTATTGTTGGTGACGGTAATCAGTACCAAATGCTTCAACAAAAGGAAGCGTTTGCCCGATCAATGGCACTTGAATATGAGTGTAACCAAGGAGACTATACTTACTTTGGTAGTCCCCAAGGGCAAAACTATTATCAAAGCTATCAACCTTATCATACATTGTATCGCTGATGCCTGCTGTAACCCAACTAACACCAAACTTTCTTGGTGGTGTCTCTCAACAAAATGATGACAAAAAATTAAACGGTCAACTTACTGAGTGCATCAATGGGTATCCTGATCCTACCTTTGGTCTTTTGAAAAGAAGTGGTCTAAGGTTTACCAGTGTCTTTAAGAAGCCTGATGGCTCTTCTTTCAGTAAGGCTGAACTTGAAGATGCAGCTTGGTTCTTTATTGAACGTGATATAGCTGGCTCTTACATTGGTGCTATTAAAGATGATAACATCTATGTATGGGTAGCCACCACTGGTGAATGGTGTACCGTCATCAATAACGGTACTAGCTATCTTACTGGCACAAGCCAAGCTGATTATCACTTCCGTAGTGTACAGGATACAACTGTTGTTACCAATAGGTCAGTAGTAACTGCTATGCAACCTGCTGGTACCTACACTGAGAATACAATAGCTACTGTTGTCTTAAGTGTACTAACAGCTGATTTCGATTATTCTATTACTATTGAAGGTGTTGAGTTCTCTGTTGTACCTCAAAGTTCAACAACATTTGATGATATGTTAGTATTTGATTCGGGGGATATCAACACTAATCATCACCTAATTGACGGCCTTAGGGCTGGACTTTTAGCACAACAAACAGCCAACAACCCTGACTTTGACGGTATTTGGTACATCGAAAGTTACACAAATAGTATTGTCATTAAACGTACCACTGGTACTAATGCTGTCGTCTTAGATTACTCCACACCTACTGGTTCTCCGATCCCCTTTACTATTACAGCTAAAGGTGGTGTATCTAATGACTCCCTTTATGCCTTCCAAGATTCTGTTGAAGATGTAACACGTCTCCCTACTGAATCCTTCCAAAGTCATCGCCTTAAGGTATTGAATAGTACTGTAGCAGAAGATGACTATCACCTTAGGTTTGAAGCATATGATAATGATAGGGGTCGTGGTGTATGGGAAGAGGGTAGAGCACGTGATGCTTCCCCTGGTCTAGACTCTACGACAATGCCTTACCAGCTGCTTCGTACAGGTCCTACATCGTTTGAATTCAAACCAATTGATTGGACAGAACGTCTTACTGGTGATGAAGTAACAAGCCCAGTACCTGCTTTTGTGGGTTATACGCTCAATTCTACTTTCTTCTACAGTAATAGGTTTGGCATTCTTTCAGAAGATAACATCATTATGAGTCGTGCTAACGACCCGTATAACTTCTTCGTTAAATCAGCTCTTACTCAAGTAGATTCAGATCCTATTGATTTGAATGTTGCTAGTATTAGACCTGCTACGTTGTATGATGTTCTACCTTCTCCTCAAGGTTTGCTTGTCTTTAGTGACCGTCAACAGTTTCAAGTCTTTACTACAGATGGTAGTGTAATGACTCCATCCTCAGCTATTGTTAGAGCTATCTCTAACTATGAGATGGATGCTACTATACCACCAGCTGATGTAGGTACAACTGCTGCTTTTGTTAGCCAGGTATCTGGTTATAGTAAACTCTTTACTCTACAACTACGTGATGTTGAACAAAGTCCTATTGTTGTAGATATCAGTAAAGCAGTTCTAGAGTGGATCCCTTCTACCGTTAATGGTCTAGATGTTAGCCCACAGAACTCTGTGATCATGTTGGTGGATCGTGATAGTTCTTACCTTTACCTGTTTAGGTATTATAATAATGGTGAGAAAGATATCTTCCAAGCATGGACTAAATGGGAGCTACCAGGTTCGATTCAAACAGCTAAGATTATTAACGACTCTATTGTTGTCGTAGCACAACATGAGGATGAATATACGATTGGTTCTATCACACTTGATGAGATCCCCTCAGGAGAAGTAACCTCTAGTACATCTAGTGTGATTGGAAACCCTTGTTTAGATATGTTCACACGTCCTGTCTCACCAGCAGATGGTGTAGATGCGGTGGTGTATGATGCAACAAATGATGTCACTAAGGTCTACGTTCCATTTACACCATTCCAACAACGAGAGGCAGCAATGCTTCTTACTAAACCACAAGCTGATCTAAACGATGCTGAGGCTCTACTTGATGCTGATGCTGGTTATTGGTCTGCTGCCACTGAACGTACAGAAGTTGGTACAGGTTATAGGTACTTTGAAGTAAAAGGTAACTTCTTACCTTATGCTGATGGTATCGTTGTAGGTTATAACTATGACTTTGATGTAACGCTACCTAAGTTTTACTTTAGACGTGATCAAACCACGACTGACTTTACTGCTACGTTAACTATTTCAAGAGTTAAATTTTCTGTAGGCAGAACAGGTGCTATTCGCTTCCAAATTAAACCTACAGGATCTAGTGAATGGCATGATGTACAACATGTAGCAGATGCTGACTACTACCCATCAGATAGTAATCCGGTTAAACCAGAACGTATCTTTACCATTCCTATCCACCAACGTAATACTAATTTTGAATTAAAAGTGACAAGTAATTTTCCATACCCTGTATCGTTGGTGTCAATGATGTGGGAAGGTAACTATTCACCACGTCTTTATAGGAGGGTTTGAAGATGGCGATTGACCCTATCTTTGGTTCAATAGCAACAGGTGTACTCAGTATCGGACAAGGTATCTTCGGTGCAAGTCAAGCTCAAAGAGAAAATGATGCAGCTAAAAGAGCAGCTGAGAAAGCTCAAGCATTAGCGAAAGAGAATACTAAAATCTCTAATAAATACAACAAAGAAGTATTTAAAGCTGAGCGGGATAACTATTTTGCTCAACGAGACTATGAATTCCAGATTGCCACTCAGAACTGGGAATATGGTAAACAAATCCAAGATTTCGAATATCAACAGACAATGCGTCAATACGCTAAGTCTGTCGGAATCTATGAGCAGCAGCTAAACTTCAACGATCTTGCTGCTGATATCTCATTTGCTAACGAAAGTGCTGCTCTTGCTGGACTTTTCACTCAACAAACTTTTGCTCGTGAAGATCAAATCATGGGTCTTCAAAAAGCGTTGACTGAGGTTGCATTAAACCGTAGGACAACAGACCTTGAGATGCAAAGTGTCATCAATAAAGGTATCATTGGTACTACAGCTATTCAAGAGAACCTTAAGGAGTACACGAAACAAACTGATTTCAAAAAGCAAAGTGCTCTTGTTGAGACATTACAAGAACAAGGTAAAAACGAGCTGCGTCAAGCTGGTGGTTCAGCACGTAAAGGTGCTCAAGCTACTATGGCTGGGTTCTATCGTGGTATGTCTGAACTCTCTTCTGCTTTGTCTGGTAAACAACGTCAGGCAGCATTGCAACTAGCGGAACTTGGTCTTGAAACTTCTATCCTTGAGAAGAAACTTGAAGTCCAAATGGAAAGCCTTGATAACACTGCAATGAGTGCTATCGCTGATGCTCAGTTTAACATGCGTGTCTTGGATGCTGATATTGCTAGTGCTGTTGCTCAATCTGAGCGCAACATGCAACAGATTAGTCTTCAAAAGTATGGTGCTGATTTGAATGCAGCAGCTAACCTAATGATTAAACCTGAAGCGCTACCTTATGCACCTGCACCAACAATGGCACCTGAACGTATCTTTGTGAAACCGGCAAAGTATAAAGCTGGGGCTGTTGCACAACCTGCGCAGCAAAGTGTATGGGGACCGTTGGTTAGTGGTGTTGCTAGTGGCATTAGTTCTGGACTTTCTACTTATGCAAAACTTTATCAAACTCAAGGTCAGAATACTTTAGGAAATATTCTAAACAAACCTTTTGATACAAGTTCAATTACTGCAACTTCGTTTCCTCCAAGGTAATAACTAATGGCACGACTAACACATAATCCGACAAGACCTGACTCAACCTTCCGTCCTCTTCAAATCAGTACAGCTGAGATCACTCGGATGAGAGAAGAGACAGCTCGTATTGTCGATAACATGGAGAGAAATCGACGTGCTGAGCTTGAGCAAGGTATGACTAATCTCAAAGCTATGCGAGAGAATGCTGAATATCAACAACGTCAGCAACAACGTAACTTTGAGATTGAACAACAAAATCTAAAAGCTGAGCAACTAGAAAAACAACTTGAAGCTCAAACAGCTCAAAACCAAGCTAAGGCTAATCGAGAGGCTGCACAACAAATCTTTGGTAGCCTTGCTGGTCTAAGTAAAACAGCCGCCCAAGCTACCACAGAGATTAAGGTAGAAAACGAGAAGCGTGATGTCTATGCTTCCTACATCTCTGCTGCTGTAAACCCAGATTATACCAAAGAGACTTGGTACAAAGATAATGAAATCAAACTACTACAAAGTGGTGAAATTTACAACAGCACTATCGCTCAACAAGAAGCCTTAGGTGCTGACCCTTTGTCTAGTGCAAAAGGTAGGATTAGTAATCCTGCTCTTACGCACTTCTCTAATAAAGGTAATGCTACTTTTATCCTCACTAATCAGTACCCTATAGCACTTGAAGCAGTACTGAATTCAGGAATTACTGTCCCTTATAAAGGGCAAGAAGTACAAATCTCTCAAGCACGGCGTAACCCAGAAATTATGGGTATTGCTGGTACGTTTGCATTAAGGACACTCCTTCAAAAAGCTAACCTGGTTGGGCTTGATGATCAATTCTTGATGCCTGGTTTGAAGGCGGCTAATCAACACCTTCTTTCACAGCAAGCACAAGCTTCTAAGTTAAACCGTGAGGATATTAATTTTCAAAATGAGGATCTAATCCTTAACACAATCCGTAACAACGTTGATGGATTAGCTACTTATGGTCCTACAGGTTTCCGTCAATTAGCATCACTCCCTCACCTTGGTTATGCCGGAGCACTGGATAAATTTGAAAGCTTCGCTACTGAACGTAATCAGGATGGTAACTTTAAATTCTCTATGGAGGAGCTTAAAGCCCTAGATGTTCGTGATAATGGACGTACCTTTGCAGAAGAGTGGCCAAATCGTTGGACATCTATGCAAGAAGCTAGGGTTAAGTCCCAGATTGAATACGATCGACGTGAACTTACTATCGACAACATCGCGTTCACTAAAGATTCTGATCGTATCCTTGGTGGTCTTACAGAAGATCCAACTGAAGCTAATGCTAATGCAGCGGTTGATTACTTCCGTAAAACCTATGGTAAAGTACCTCCTGAAATCCTTAAATTTCAAGCTTCTTATACTACTGAAGCAATTCAAAAGATTGAAGCAATCAAGAAGCTAGAAGCTATTCCTGATGGTCTCATTACCCAAGAGGCTGTAGCTGCTGCACAAGCATTGGATCCTACAGTTGCACGGGCTTTAAATCAACGTTATCAAGCACAAGAGGCACGGTATAACGCTGGTATTTATAAGGAAACTGCTGAGGCATTTAAATCTACTGCTAATGGTGTTACGTCATTTGGTACGAACAAACCAAACACACCTTCTAGTGTTTTTCTTCAGGAACGGATGCGAGCTGAGTACCGCAAACGTGTGGACCAAGCTGTAGCAGGAGGTATGGACTTTAATCAAGCTGCCACTACTATTGGTCAAGCTTTGGATGCGGAAGTTAAGGCAGGTGCCAGGGACCCCAATAGCCAATGGTTCCGTAAAGTTGATGCCCCCGGTGGTTCTGCTCAATTCCCTAATCTTAATAAAGGTAGCCTGACTGCTCTTGAACGTGCTAATCGTAGGTTTACTGAACTTAAGAATAATATTACTACTAACGGTCTTCAACAAACAATTGATACAAAAAATACAATCATTACTGCTGAAGAAGCGCCTATCATTGCACAAAACTACGGCAAACCTGGGTTCACTATTCCTCAAGATGTATTAGCTGTAGCTGGTATGTCTAATGGTTTGGACCCGATGGTTATTATTAACCGTCAATTCCAAGCACTTGGTCTCCCTACTCTTCAACCACCTCCGTCTCTACAGACTACAGGACAAACTGTTAGCCCAGCATTCCAACGTCTTCTTTATAAGACACCTAGTGCTGAGCGTTCAATGCGTGGTCTAGGTTCAGCTAATACGTTTAACCCAACTGTTGTACCTAATAACCTTGGTGTTATTTACCAACAAGCTGGTCAAGCAACTGGTGTGAACCCTGCATTTATTGCAGCATTAGGTGAGATTGAAAGTACACATAACGCTAATAGTGTTAGCTACAATGGTTCTTCTTTTGGTGTGATGCAGATCAATCGAGCTGCTCATCCTAACTTCTTTGCACAGAATGATTGGAAGAATCCTCAAGCTAACATCACCTATGGTGCTCAATACTTCAAACAGATGCTTGATAGGTATGGTGATCCAGTAGCTGCTGCTATGGCATATAATGCTGGACCTGGTAACTACGATGCTTATGTACGTGGTGAACTGCCTGATGGTCCTAAGAAGACTGAGATGATTAACCACGGTAAGAAGTTTACTAAGGCGTTGTATAAGTATGGTGGTGGTGGAATAGCACTTAATAACCCCTCTTTGATGCGTGATGGTTCTCAACTGCAATCCTCGCGGATGATGATGATTCCTGAACGCGCTCTTCGTACGTTTTCTCCTCAAGTATCTTCTATTACTTTTGATACTGGTCAACCTGGCCTTGATGTCTTCTTTGAAGATAAGCAATTCCCAGCAGTACTTCCTGGTGTTGTAAAGGACATTAGTTTCCAAGGTGGGCAAGGTAAGGGTTATGGTAACTATGTTGTTATCGAATCTATTGATCCAGAGACTAACGAAACGGTAGACATTCTTTACTCTCACTTAGCTTCTAAGCCTAACCTAAATCCTGGTCAAACCGTAAGGCTTGGTCAAATTATTGGTCAACAAGGTGGGACTGGTAGGGTAGTAAGTGCAGATGGTACTATCGCTTCTATTGACTTCTTACGTCCTGCCCCGAGAGGCAGTAAGGATATGACTCCTTACAGTAATTACGACTCTTTGCGTCGTCGAATCGCTAGTCAACTACGATCTTAATCAATTAAATTATGGAATACGATCCTACAGAGATGTTTAGGGTTGATCCAGGTGAAATGGAACTCTCTCCTGAGTTTCAAGCACAGCTAGAACAAGAGCGGCAGGCTGAACAAGTTGCCGCTCAAGCTGCTGCCCAAGCCGGAACAGCTACCCCTACGGGGGGACAACCTGAACAAGCTCAACCCTCTCAACCTGCTACGGCAGGTGAGCAACAGTTCCCGTGGGAACAAGGTTTTGATATTGGTGATGCTGCTAGACAAGTAGCAGAAGGCGGTATGACAGTACCAGCTGGTCTTGTTGATTTTGGTGTAGAGCTTATCAATAGGATTCCTGGTGTTAATGTTCCTAAACCACCTGAGTTTCAAACTAAACACCTCCAAGCTCTACGTGAGATTGCATCAGTTGTAGCACCTACTATTATCCTTTCTAAACTTGGTATGAAAGGTGGTACAGCAGCACATTCACGTGTTGGCTGGTCTCTTGGTAATAATGCTTTTGTTAAGGCAGCTAGTGCTCTTGGTATTGAACTGGGTGCTGGTGTTGCTGTTGGTGCGGTCAGTAGTGAATATACTGAAGACAACCTCACAGGTACTCTTAAGCAAAGCTTCCCAGAAACGTGGGACTTCATTCCTGATTCACTTGCTACTTTGAAAGATGAACCACCGGACCTGAAGCGTAAGAAGAATATCTACGAAGATATGGGTCTTGGTGTCTTTACAGGTGTAGCAGAAGGTGTAGTCAAGTTTGCTGCTTCCTTGTCTAATCTTGGTAGTAGCCTCCGCAAGTCTAATAAACTTGTTGGTGAGACTCCCCAAGCACGGGCATGGCTTGAAGCTAATGCACCTAAACCTTCTTCAATGGATCCTGAAGATGCTATCACTGCATCTGCTATCAAACAGGAAGAGGCATTGGATGAGCTTGGCTACTATAACATGGCTGAGAACCCCAACATGGATGTACCTCTTAAGGGTGTTCATGATCTCTTTGATTACACAGAGTTGGGTGTCCGTACTGTAGATGACTTTGGTGTTGTCGGTGCTGCTATTGACCAAGCACGTATCGCTAAGAACCTGGATACAGTCTATGGTCGTCTTGGTAACATGATCTCTGAACCTGCTCTTAAGTATGCATTGAAGAGTGGTGACAATGCACAAGACATTGTTCTTGGTCTTGCTGATCATCTACAGCAAGCTGG